CTGTCTTAAGCATAACTTTAAGTGTTTGCTTGAAGATACGGGCTGCATCAAGAAGTTGATCAACCATAACCTCACCGTATGTTGGCTCGTATGAAACCTCAAGTCCTGTATTTGTATAACCAACTTCACGATAAGCAGAGGACTGGAGAATACCAGTACGTGCTGATGTGTTTGTTGGCATCAAACTTGAAAGATCTGTCTTGTATGTTGTTGGGCGACCTGTATTGTTTGAGTTGTTACCAACTGAAACGAATAGAGATGCTGCTCCAACGATTACGTTTTTAGTACTTGTAGCCATTTATTTATTTCACCACCTTATTTGATATAAAATTAAAACAAAAAAAGTGACAACTTGCTTCCTCATAGAAAAGCATAGCATTTAACCTATATAATTCAAATTTTAGATATATCTGCCAGTATTGGTAGTTGTGCCTTCATCCACTTCACGAGTATATGAGTATTGGATTGATATATCTCCACTCATAAAACCACCTTCATCAATAAATGGTTGGACTGGATTTGCAGATTCTAGGCGGAAAAAAAGGAATCTATACGGACTTCCCGACATTCTTTCTAAGTTGATATCTAATGCTGACTGTTCATATCTTCTAAATAGGTCAGTTAGGAAATTAGCAATTGTAAGGATTTGAGTATTGCTTCTGGAGACAATCTGCATAATCATAGTCTCTTCAGATATCCACCACTGAACACCTGTATTTTTTTGAACAATATCATAAGTTATATAAGTCTTGCCTGGAAGCAAGTTATTAAATTCTGGTACTTGTTGAGACGGGATAATAGGGACAAGAGGACTGGTAAATCCTGTAGCCGTATAATCTGAAGCAGTAAAAATGCCAGCATTTTGCAATTCTACCCACATGGCATTACGTACATCTGATACTGCTACTTTAGAGTAATCTACCGTCATTTAATCGTTGCCCCCACATCTATCTGATCTGAAATGCTTTTAACTGCTGTTCTTATGGCTGAAATACTTGGATTTTTTGAATTAAGAACATTTGTTACATCATTAGCTAATCTATCATAATAGCCAGATGCATCTACAATTAAATTAGCATTTTTAGTATACCATTCAAGCATATATGTAGCAAAAGCATTTTTTGTTTGTATCCCGCCTGGATGTAATATATCAATTTTAGTTCCAGGTGCTATAAATGCTAATCCGCTACCGCCCGTAAATGCTAATACTCTTTTTGCAGTAAATGAAACTGGTGTTCCGTTTTCCATAACTTCTGCTTTATTTCTAAATATATTTCTTGCCGTTACAATTTTTCCAGTTTTTCCTGGTTGCAATAGTTCTGGATTAATAGGCACTGGCATTTTAGATGGTAAGAAACTTGAAGTTATTAATAGGCTACCGCCCAATATTGTTGATCTTTCTAATACAAACAAACGACCTTGAGGGCTTCCAATTTTACCCCACTCATAAACGTGATGCATTTTTTTTGGATTTCTTCTGGCATAATTGTCAACATCAATCATGAATCTTTCAGATGTAAGAGAAAATACAGCACGAGATACTTGTTGTAAAACTGAAGACTTTGTAAGTTCTTCAAGACCTTGTGAAATTTCGTAGACTGAATTTACAAGCTCCTTTGTATCAATCTCAAGCTTGACTGTCATCTTGCAACTCAGTTCTTAGAAGCACTGCTTCATAGTATGCTATCTTTGCAAAAGGATCTAATACTGCATGTGCTGCGGTTACTTCAAAAATTGTATCTGGTTGTCCAGCTTTGTCAATTTCAATAAATACTTTTTTTCTATCGCTTGTACGAATGTTTTGAATACGCCAACGCTTTGAAAGTAGCTCAAAGCCTTTAAGTCTAAGCTGTAGTTTTTCTGTATAGTTTGCATCTGCTGTCTTATCAAAAGCTTTGTTATCAGTTCTTGTTGAAGCTCCGCCAACTTTAATAGGTTCTACTTTGCACTGAATTGTGTGGCTATAAACCCACTGACGCTTAATAGCACCAGTTGACGGGTCTTGAGTATTTGTTTGAGTATAAACATCCGCCTTCATATTCATGATAGATGCCATAAATGATGAATTAAACATTAGATGATCACAATATTTGCTTTACGGTATTGATCAAGAATGTTGTCTACCGCAACGTTTCCTGTACCGTTAAAGGCACCCTTAGCCATTTCAAATGAAATTTCACTAAGGTCAACCTTGGACAAATACTTATTTCTCCAATTGTAGTCATTTGAAAGTATATCCTGCATCAAAAGCATTGATGCCAACTTAATATCTTCTGGTACATACTTGTAACCAATTTGTCCAACAAAACGATATAGATAGCCATCTCTAAATCTTCCGTATGGATAAATGACGGGATCCATTTGATTGTTCCAGCCATCTGGCCATCCTGGATACCAAATTCTTATAGCATAACCACTTGGGCTAATTTCTGTGCTATACCCAAATGTATTATAAACTGGGTTCTGAGTTTGATCAAATACCAAGATTTCGTTCTCATAAATCTGATCAAGTGTAAGCATCTTTTCTGTAAGATGAATTGTATCTGATCCAATAGCATATACTTCTTGACCGCCATAGTATGTATAAAACTTTATGCCTGTATAGCCTTCTATGATGGTTCTGGACAGCTTTTCTGCATTGACTATACTCTTTGGATCAATATAGTTTGCATCTGATGGCGTAGGGCTATATCCAAGGAAATCCATGGCTTCCCCGACTGATGCATAAGGTGTTTCAATTGAATAAAAATCATTCTGAGTAACTGTTACTCCGCCAACAACATATGACCAACGTGCTTCTAACACGAAATTTTTGTTGGTTACTGCTGGAGTCAAGGCATATGAATAAATGCCTGCGGGAGTCTCATCATATCCAGTTAAACTTCCAAATCCAGTAAGCGGTGCAGAATCATTGTCTGCATCATAAAGTGCTAATGTGGGATTTGTGTTAGCGTCTACTTGAGACAAGACCCCGTTACTATATACTTCTAAGTATATCTTTTGTTGGCTGTTAGTGTTGATTGTTTGCAATCAAAACACCCCCTAATTATGCGTAGTACTCTTGAGCCTCTCGTGGAGTCGCAAGGCGGAATCCTGCTTGTGTATCAAAAATCTTTTGAGCATCTGTTTCAGACATAGCCATGAATGGGTGTTCCTGAGTAAAGATATAGCCACCAGTTTCATATGAGTGATTATTTCTTTCCATCTTGACCAAAACTTGTGTTGCTGTATTCATGATCTTCTGCTCTCTCTTTTTCTTTTCGTTATCTGGAATCTTAATTTCTTGCTTTTCAACATTAGTAAACTTATCATACATTTGATAAGAAATGCCTTCTTCTTCAAGAAGTGCAACAATCTCTTGCTTTGTCTTCAAACCTTGAGTTTCAACACCAAAAGATTCTGCTGCTTTTCTAAGTTCTGTAATTTTTAAATCTGCAAATGACATTTGTCATCCTTTCGTCATTGTTTATTATATCAGAAAATGGCTAAGGGGACTACTTTTAAGTAATCCCCCGCCTTGCAACTAATAAAAAATATTAGTATGTCTCGCCGTTAACTCCACCAGTTACGTTAGAGCCGTTAGCTCCTGAACCGAATGATGATGTTGACATTGTAGAACCTGCAACCTTGATATTCTTAACGATAACGTGTGCATCGTAGTTTTCCATTACGCAACCGACACGAATGAAGAGTGTGTACTCAATTGTGTCTTTCTTTGGCTGGAATAGACGATAAACTGTTACGTCACGCTTAATACCAATGATGAAGTTCTGTGGGAATGTCAAGTGGACATCTCCGTGTGAACCTGTAGCACCAGAGTAGTCTCCGCTTTGTGTTTCTGAGATCAACGGAACGTTGATAACTGGAATACCAAATGCGAAAGGAGTTACTGTTCCTGGACCACCATCGTTAGCAGCGACATCACCACGGATGATACCTGAAGCGATATCAAATGGGTTGCCGTTACCAGCGTTAGCTGTCAAATTGAATAGATAATCCTGTACCAAGTTAGATCCTGTGAAGAATCTGAGTTGGTTACGACGTTGCTTGTACTTACGAGGAAGTCTCTTAATAGCTTCGTTGAATACTGTCTTGTCAAGTCCGTATCCATTAGCGTCAACAACGTGTGCGTTGTTAAGAGCCAAAGAGCGGAAACCTTGGAAAGCTGACATCAAACCTGAACCAGTTCCAGTACCGTTAATAAGGGTATCCTCAATATCGTTACCAGCCTGGGTAGCCATAAGACGTGCAATG